GTATGTCTGCTATACTCACCGGTGGTTTGTACCGCGTGGCTTCGTTCCATGAATGTCTGAGAGCGAAGTTGATTAAGTCCGACCTTGAAGGCGACCCACGCGCATCCAATCCCTTTGCGTTTGTTGTCATTTTGGAAGAAATGGATTCGGCAATAAACCGGTTGCGTAGAAGTGAGATGGAGAATGAGCAGTTCCGAATGCGGATACCTGGTAGGCTGGATGAAAATCCGCCTGTCACTTACGATGCTGTAGGTAGAAATGATGATTCTTTGCTTGACCGTGTCATTCATCATTCGCTATGGAATCGCGGAACTAAGACCTGGACGCAGGCTTTGCGAGGTGGTTTGTTGGATTCGTTCTACATGCGTGAGATGTGGGACAACCCTGAACTCGCAGCTCGGGTACAATGGTGGCAAGGTGAGGAGGTAGAAGTACCCATCCTGAAATAGACATTATCCCTCTTGCTACAAAAACATGTAAACATGTCGCTATTTCGGCGTAAAGAATCCATTTGTGTTATGAAGAGATCAGGACGTGCGGGAGCTTTAAACTTTAACGGTGTTAAACCAGAAGAGAACGATTTCTTGATCACTATACTTGACCCTTTTCACGATGCCCCTTACATGCCAACAGGTGGGCCAGGAACTGCTCCTACTGTCGTCAGGACCTTCCGACGTGCAGTCACTGTTACCTCACCCAATTCAGCCGCAGTCGGCAATTGGAGTTTTGCTGTAGGTACAGGGGTAAATGGAGTTCCTTATTTCGGAGAAGGGCCTTTGCCGTTTATGAAGCTGCGAAATTTTGTCTCGGGAGTGACTCAAACCACGGGAGATATTGAGATATCTTATGAGTATGGGGCGAATAATTCCTATTTGACATATCAAACGCTTACTACTACGGCGGGGAGGGGGACTCACCATCCTCATTGTCCTGTCTATGTGATTGGAGTCGATTCACCAACCATCCAATTTTCGACTACTGTATCGACAGCCACTGGCAACGCAGTTGGTCCCCCGGAATCTAGGGGTAGACCTATCGGTATCGCACAGTTCGGAGAAAATGTTTACGAAGATGGTCCTTCTAAACTGGTGTCAATCGCGTACGAAGTTCATATGACTACCTCGGACCTTTACAACACAGGTGTCGTCACGGTTGGACGTGTTCCCCAAGCATTGTCTAACAACACGGTTCGGTTGGGGGCTATTGGTACGGACCCTGCACAGAACTCGGCTGTGGTAACCAGCGCAGTTCTTCCTACCAACACAGCAGACCTGTTACTATATTCTGGATCACGACAGTGGCCTGCCAAATACGGTGTCTATGCTGTGGCACCGGAGGCCTCGTCAGCTGTGCCTGACTTTGATCCCAATCCTTTTGCTTTTCACCTTCGTCGTTC